GCTAGAAAAGATGGGGCTTGGTCGTAAAGAAGGTGAGTCTATGGCTGACTGGTGTAATAGATGCAGGGCATGGGCTACTAATTCAAGATATTGGAAGTCGATGGAGGCGAAAGCATGACTACTTGGAAACACTGTGAACGCATGGTTGCCAAGCTACTGGGTGGTGAGAGAACTGGTTGCAATGGTGAGTCACGTAGAGATGTTGAGCATGACAGGTGGAGTATCGAGGTCAAACACCGCAAGACTCTACCCAAATGGTTGCACTCGGCTATGAAACAGGCGGAGATAGAGGCGGAACATAGAGTACCCATCGTGGTACTGCATGAAAAGAACTTGACATATGAGGATTCGTATGTTATAATGCGTTTAAATAACTTTACTAAGGAGACTGACAATGCAAAATAGACGGTACATTGATCCGTTCTTTGGTTCTTTAATGGATGAGCTATTCTCACCTATGAAATATGGGCAAAGAGCAATAGATCATGTAGGAACCAGAGACAAACCTACTATTGTTACAAGAGGGGAGTGGGTCGAGAAGAAGTACAAAGCATGGCGTGAAGATGATGGCTCTTACCATGAAGAGTTAGTTGATGATAGTGACATACCAAAAGGTGCCGAAATAACAAACGGAGACTGACATGGCTACAAAGAGTGAGTTCTTAAACGAGTTGTACAAAGATAACGGATTGGTTAAGGAAGAGGACACATATGAACTGTCCTTTGGTAAACGATCTGTTAATATCATAACCCGTACTGGTATCGAGAAGATACAGTACCATAACAACATCACTGTAACCTTTGGTGTGGAGTCTATTAGCCCTGAGTTTGTGGTGGTCAAGGCTACCGCTAAGAAGGGTGATGTGTCTGTTGAATCCTATGGTGAAGCGTCACCTCAGAACACACAGCAGAAGTATCCTGTTGCTATGGCTGAGAAGAGAGCATTGTCTAGGGTGATACTCAAGATCACTGGCTTCTACAAGTATGGAGTCTTTGGTGAAGATGAATCAGATGACTTTAAACAGGGGAAATAACATGGCTAAGTCTGACCGAAGAAAGAAGAGCAACAAAGAATGCACCATTGATATAGGTATATACAATGAAAGAGTAAGATTGTTTATCCAGTCTTCCGATAAAGTCTTTGAGCAGCTTGGTAGCTGGGGTTGCAAGTGGACAGACATAGGTATAGGTGTACTCGATAACATGCAGGAGGCTTATGAAGCGGTGGAATCAGCAAAGAAACAGAAAGAAAAAGAATACGTTGCGTCCAATATCGAAGGCTTATGGGACACTACGACACACGCCCACTATTACGACGATTACTCTACTTGATGAGCCATTCGGTGATGGTAGGTTTGAGGGTAGAAGGTACTGGTTTGCCAGGTGGTGTCATAGAAACAGACATAAACATGCACCATCTGGTAGCACATGGGAAGAAGTATTCAAAATAAAAGAGGGGGTAACCCTGCTTGACTATATTAAATTTGCTAAAGAGAATAAACTAGGAGAAAGATATGCCATTCAAGACAAGTCTAGGAGAGACAATCTTCAAACAAAAGTACGCATCTAATCCCTATGAAACATGGGAAGATAGAGCGCACACTGTAGTTAACTGGGTATGTGGTGACATGGATGGCGATAAGAATAATCTCATGGCAAAGAGTGACAGGGATGAGCTTACCCAATACATCAGCGAGTTCAAGTTCATGCCAGGTGGTAGGTACCTATGGTATTCTGGCAGAGATGCTAGGTTTTTTAACAACTGTTATCTGTTGAGGTTAGAGGATGATAGCAGGGAGGAGTGGGCTGGATTGTCACAGAGGGCAATGTCCTGTCTTATGACTGGTGGAGGTATAGGTGTTGATGTTAGTATTTGTAGACCATCAGGCAGACAGTTACGCAGGACAGGTGGTGTGGCATCCGGCCCCATTCCTTTGCTCCATACTCTCAATGAGATAGGGAGGAATGTAATGCAGGGTGGTAGTCGTAGGTCTGCCCTGTATGGTAGTATGAACTGGCAGCATGAAGATGCTAAACATTTATTAAGTGCTAAGAACTGGCACGAGATGTACTTAGGAAAGCAGAAAGAATATACAGTAGCAGACATGAAGAAGCTAGACTTTAACTACGCTGCCCCACTGGATATGATGAACATCTCTCTTAACTATGATGATGATTGGTTAAGCGGTAACGGTAGCAATGTATTCACAGAGAATTGCAGGCAAGCACTGATGACAGGTGAGCCTGGATTCTCTTTCAACTTTGGAGACAAACAAAATGAAACTTTACGTAATGCTTGTACGGAAATTACGTCGGAAGATGACAGTGATGTCTGTAATCTTGGCTCTATTAACCTTGCGAATATTGAAACGATTGAGGAACTTAAGGACGTGGTTAATCTCGCGTCTAAGTTTCTTGTTTGTGGGTTAATCAGAGCGCACCTACCTTACGATAAGGTTGGCAAGGTAAGACAAAAGAATTCTCGTATTGGTCTAGGCTTGATGGGGCTACATGAGTGGCTGTTAAAGCGTGGCTACAAGTACGAGATGAATGATGAACTAAAACAATGGATGAAAGTATATGATTCAGAAACTACCAGATCAGCTAATGAACACTGTGATAGATTGTTTCTTAACAAACCTAAAGGATACAGAGCCATTGCACCAACAGGAACTATTGGCATCCTTGCTGGAACTACTGGAGGAGTTGAGCCAATCTATGCAGTCGCATACCGTAGACGGTACCTTACAGATGGAACACGATGGAAGCATCAGTTTGTCGTGGACGGTACGGCTCAAGCCCTCATAGATAATGGCATCAAGCCAGATGATATAGAGTCTGCTGTTGATCTGGCAACTGAGCCGGAGAGAAGGATCAAGTTTCAGTATGAACTACAGAAATATGTGGATCATGCAATTAGTTCCACGATCAATCTACCTGAGTGGGGTACTGAGCTAAACAATGAGGACAAGGTGAAAGACTTTGCTACTATAGTAAAGAAGTATGCTAGTGGTTTAAGGGGCTTAACCGTCTACCCTGATGGATCAAGAGGCGGTCAACCAATCTCCACTGTACCTTATGAAGAAGCACACTCTAAGAAGGGTGTCATCTATGAGGACAACAGTGAGGAACAATGCTTATCAGGAGTATGCAACTTATGATTACTAAAAGATGTAGTGGACACAAAAAAGAATGGGCATGTATTGAAGACTACCCAGATCATCAGGTTCCAATTGAAAACTTTAGCGGAAACCCAACAAGTTATGATGGAAGGTGTTCTCGATGCAAATCATGTGATGCATTGCAGAAAAAGGTAGAAGGTTTTAATACGAAACTCAACCCAAAAAGCAATGCTATAAGCAAGATAGCTTATGATTATGTAGGTAGTTCATCAATGTTTTATAAGCTACCTAAAAACGAGAGGTCATATTATAGGAAGATGGCTACAATGGAGTGGTCAAATACTGTTCATATAGGCCTGCATTCTGTTAAGGCTAAACGAAAACAAATGGATCTGCATGAAGTAGCTAGGCCGAGCAGAAAAAGATCACCTCATACTGAGGTTGATGACCCAAGAGGTTCCGTTTATATCTTCAAGGATCACATGAAGTCTGAGCCTGACCTTTATAAAGTAGGTGCTTCTTGGAAACCAAAAGATAGATTAAGCGAAGCTAATGTATGGGGAGACTTTGAAGCTCTGTTCCAGTCTCGTCAGGTAGATGATCGCGCCAGCTTAGAGAAAGAAGTACATCAAGCTCTCTCTAAGTATAGAGTCAAAGGTGAATGGTTTCAATGTGATAAGGCTATTATAATCAATAAGATAGAGGAGTTAGTTGATGCTAGAAAAGAGCAAGCGGTGGCATAACAGAAAGTATCTTGACTGGATAGCTACCTTACCTTGCGCTAACTGTGGGCTAGAGGATGAGACTATAGTACCACATCATGCTATTAACATAGGATCTATAGCAGGGAGGGTAGGTAATAAAGGACTTGGTTTGAAATCAAACGACTGGTTAGCAATGCCATTGTGCCATGGTTGTCATAGTGGGCTACACAGTGGAGACAAAATAATCCTATCCGGTCAGCCACTATTTATTTTCGATACACTTGACAAAGCATTTAAATATGATATAATAGGAGAGGTTAATGATCTCAGAAGAAAGAGTAGAAAAGTCTCTAGTGTACCTAGCCGAAAGCGATGAGCCATATGCCCATGCCCACGCTACAGCCAAGGCAATAGAGAAAGAAGAGAAGATTGTAAAGGCTCAAGCATTCATCAATGCGAAGAGGCTATACGATACGATAGCAGAGGCTAATGCTGTAGCCGAGTCATCTCAGGAGTATAAGGATTGGAAAGAGAGATGGGAGAATTCATTAGCTGATGTTAAGTTGTTAGAAAACAAGCGTGAAACAGAGAAGGTTATCTGGGAAACGTGGAGAACTGAACAAGCAAACTTGAGGAATACATAATGGAATACGAGCAAAAAGATAATGAAGGTTCAGCATTCGCAGCCAAGGAAAAGAAGGAAGACTGGCATGACGATTGGTCAGGCAAGATCATGGTCGATGGATCTATGTACTGGATAGGCTGGAATGATAGAGTGTCTGCTTCTGGGAAAGAGTGGAAGAAGATCAAGGTCAGACCAATGGAAGATGCCTTTGCACCCAAGGCTCCATCTGATAATGGGGCTACACCTAGAGCGACAGAGGGTACCGACATTCCATTCTAACGCATTGTAAGGCTCGTGGTGGGCTTCTAGTCTTTCGGGTTATTCATGCCCCACTCCATTCGCTAGAGGCTCACCACAGTCAACACAGGAGGTCTGATGACAAATTACACAGTACAGTTCAAACATGGTGATGATGTAGAGCTAGAGTACAATGATGAGAAGCACACCTATATGGTGAAGGGCAAGCAAGTCCCTGCCGTCACCAGAATAGTGGATGCTGTGTCACCTAAGAGCCTAACTGAATGGGCTGCCAAGGCTGGTGCAGACTGGTGGCTAGATAACTATACAGATGATGTAGAGATGCAAGCTATTGTGTATGATGGTATCCGCTTTGCTCATAAAGAAATAAGTAGAGAGGCGCAGAACATTGGGTCAGATGTACACAAGTGGATAGAGTTATGGATTAAGTTTAAGATAAATGCTGGCTCTGCTGTAGCAGATTATCCATACGAGGTTAGGACCCCGATGGAAAACTTTCATAAGTGGGTTGAATCCAGGGAGGTTGAATGGGTTGCAAGCGAGAAGAAAGTCTACTCTAAGTTCTGGAATTACGCTGGAACTATAGATGCACTAGCTAAAATAAACGGAGAACTATATGTCATTGATTTTAAAACAAGTGCTAAGATATATAAAGAATATTATCTACAGGTTTATGGATATGCTCAAGCCATACATGAAATGGTTAATGATGAGAGTGGCAAACATTACCCGAAAGGTATGATCGTTAGGCTAGATAAGAATGAAAATAAGTTTCAAGAGGTAGCGTTTGAATGTGAGCCTAGAGTATTTCACAATGCTCTATGCATTAAAGAGTTTCAATCAAAGAGAATAAAGAAGCTAAAGATATGAGTAAAGATCAAGACGAAAGTATAGTATGGTTGATGTGCCATCATTTAAAAGGGGCTATCGCCTTAATGGAGGTAGCCCTGAAGAATGAATTGGTTGAAGAGAAGCTGCTCGATGAACACTTGGAGGAATGGGAGAGTAGATCAGGTTCAATATGGGAACAGCATATGTGGTTTAAATTTAGAGAGGCAATTAACAGGCCGGATAATGTGATATTATTCAGCCCAGAAATAAGAGGACCAGACTCATGAATCTTTTAATCATTGGTGATCCACACGCTCACCCTGACTATGACAACAGTAGGTTTACTGCATTAGGAAAGTTCATAGCAAAGGAGAAGCCTCAAGTCATTGTATGTATAGGGGATATGGCTGACATGCCAAGCCTATCTTCCTATGATAAAGGTACCAAAGGATTTGAGGGTAGGAGATACAGCAAGGATGTCAAGGCTGTGATAGATGCACAAGAAAAACTATTCGCTCCTATAAAAAGAATGCGTGGATACAAACCCAAGCTGCACATGTGCTTGGGTAACCATGAAGATAGAATAACAAGGGCTGTCAATACTACACCAGAATTGGATGGTGCTATTGGGATAGAGGACTTACAGTATGAAAGGTTTGGCTGGAAGATCACACCCTTTAAGAAGTG